TAGCCACATCCATATTGCTCCCCAAAAACCTTTACCTGCTGTAGGTATTGCTATAGGTTGTAGCTTTGGCATTTCTTTATATTCAAATCCAATAATGACATCATCACAATCAACACCGAACATGTTAACTATAAATCCAATAATAATTAGTACACCAACCACAGTAAATTGCCACCACGTGACAAGTTGATCTATTATAAATTCCATTACTTTTTCTCCTCTTTAGGTTTTACAGCTTTCTCATAATAAATTATGATTTCTTTCTGTTGATTTAAGTATCTTCTCATTTCTGCAATATTTATTGCTAAGTTTTCATAATCTTTCATACTTAATGCAACATAAGCTAAGTCACCGTAAACTTCTTTAAAGTCCTTTACAAACTCTTCGTAATTATCTTTAGTGACTACAAAAACTCGAGTATTATTTAGTCTTAATGGTTTTGGTCTCGCTACTACTGGTATCGTTATTTGTTCTATCTTCGTTACCGTCTTTATTTCCGGTTCCATCCTCAGGCCGCTGCAACCAGCTAGGCTTGTTAGACTTATCAACATTACGACCAGTTTCTTCCATGATACCTTGCCACAATTTAAAACTTGCGCCATTCATCTTTCCTTCTAAAACTTTTGAATCTTTTAAAGCTTCTACTACTAAATCTAGTTTACTTAATTTTTCTCTAAGTTCATCACCATAAGCTTCTGCATTTTGTAATTTAATTTGCAGTTTGTTATTTAGATCAGACATCTTTTGAATATTACCCTTTAAAGCTGTAATACTTTTTTCAGATGTTTCAACTGCCGCTGTAAGCGTAGCATTATTTTTAGTGAGAACTGCTATTCTGTTTTGAGTAGTGTCATAGTAATATTTTGCGCCATAACCTACTATACCGATTATGCCGATAATGAATATTAGAATATATAGCCTAGCCATAATGGTCTTCGATGTATTTTCTAAATTTCTTTAAGAGCACTGGAAATTTATCTCTACGTAATCTTTTATCGTGTACATGCCTTGGACCCATGGCTGTCGTTGCGGGGTTTGGAATTGATGCAGTACTCGTTGAAGGGACATCTTCACTCGCAGCTTGAGCTGATCTCATGTTTTCTGGAGAAGGTGCACCTTTTTCACCTTTCTTTCTCATTCTTTTTCCAGATGCTCTACGCATACGAATGTTATGCCATAAACCTTTATTTTTTTCTTCAATGTTTTCTTTTTGCATAGCTTTTGTCTTCTTCTTCATTTTGTTTATAAATGCTCGATAAACAGCTGCTGGTCCGGCTTTACCCATAACTCTCGCTCTTTGTTCCATTGCAATTGCTGCTTGTATTTGATGAGCATGTTTTTTACCTGAGTTTTTTATTTTAGCTACCGATGCTTTAGCATCATCAACAGTAGCAAACTTCAAACCATGAATCGTGCCTTTTGGATTCTCATCAGTATATAAATCACTATGTTTTTTACTATTAGCTGCTTGGCCTTTCTTTCTTGGTATTCTTTTTGTGGCTTCCATCATATCGGTTTTTGCGCTTTTACCTGATTGTTTTACAACTCGTAAAGGATTGCCTACTAAAGGTTCATATTTTTTCTGTGCAGCTTTAGCTTTCGTTTCAGAACTATAATATGCAAATGTATAACGAGACTTTGGAGCACTTGGTTGTACCACAACATGTGTATATTGTTTTACTTTGTCACCTTTTTGTCTACCAGCTATTCTCATCTAATTAATTCGCTTGCAGTTACATATACTTGTTTGTTTGTATTTACGTGTAATGCTTCATATATATCTACACCAAAGACATCACCTACAGGATAACATTCATCTTGTATTCGTACTTGATCTTTTGGCCAAACTAACTCTGCACAAGATTCATTTATAAGTTTAGCATTCTTAACTCTGTAAATGCCCGGTGATAATTGTTTTTCATCTAGCACAAACCATTCATTCTTCTCATTTAAAAAATCTAATACTTCGATGTGACATTTTTCACAAATATTTTCTATTCCTTTTTGTCCGACTTTTTCTTTAATGAGGAAAAGCGCTGACGCAAAAGATCCGAGTTTACTTCCACCTCCTGGAAGTTTTGCAACGAGCCTTTTAAGGTTAGCGGCAAGGCGAATAAAAGGAGTATAAGCAGACTTTTTTTCATCGTCGTCCAATTTTACATCTTTCTGTCTTTTACCGTTTTCATCAATGATACCTAATTTATAAGCGTCCCAATCTTTCCAATCCATAGCCATCATGCGTATGAATCGAAAAGTGTATGTAATGTCTGCCGCTCTTTTTAGTATTCCCATTAAATCTTCCTTAAAACATCAACCACATTAGGATCCATCGTAATTCCTGTATATTGATCATTTGTAATATAATTTAAAAATATTAAAAATGGTTTCACTACTGGCCAATGCTTTTCTTCTAATTTTAAATCTAATATATTCAAAGCAGCTTCAATACCAAACATATTAAAAATCACTATTAAATGATTTAATATAAGTCGTTCAGATAATTCGTCTGATTCGATATAACGATTCAATAATCTCTTGATATATTTGAATCTTTTCAAATCTTCATTGAAATCATCTATATCAGAAAACTTTGGGTTACTATAGTGCTTAGCTGCATACAGTATCAAATTCTTTTCAGTTAGTTCTTTAAATCTTAACATAAAAATATATATTCAAAATTTAAAGTACTTCTTTAAGCTCCTGAATTAAATCTGCTTTATTTTTTCTTCTATCAAGTTCAACGCCGTGTTCACGTCCTATTGCTTCAAGTTCTATCTTTGTCATAGACCCTAACTCACTTGGGAGTGTATCATCTACAATAAGTTCTGCAGTAGCTTCTTCCATTGTTGTAGGAGATTCCTTTAGCATAGAGACTGTAGGTTTAACACCGTAATATTCATCTATTTGATCACTTGTTATTTTCCTTGAAACCAATAGTTCATTTGTCCTAGGATGTCTCCAACCAGATGGAGTAGGTACTGCATCTTTTTGAAAGTTAGGTGGTGATATTGCCATATTATTTCCTTTTACTTATAAATTTCAGGGTGCATTGTTTTATGCTCCCCATCATAATGTTTCTTTAAGTACTTTTGTAAGTTAGCTTTAGTACCAGTAGCATCTACTGCCATTGGACCAGCTTTTGGATTTTTCTTGATAGTGATACCATGCTTTTTTTCATGGCTACCTGCTTTGCCTGTAGTGTGATCAATATCAACAGTATGAATTTTATTCATGTCTTCAACCATTGCTACAGCATCTAATAAGCTATTGTTTATCTTCTTTCCAAACATTCCGTATTCTTCGGCTGTAACTATTTTTGCAGATGGATCTTTTACTGGTGTTGCACTAGGTTTGATACTAAGATCACCTTTGTTCTGATCACCTTTTCTCATCTTCTTTCCGGGTGCACTTTTCTTGATAGCATCTGCAGTATCTTTTGCAGCTTTCATACCATCGGCTTCAACACTCTTTGGTGTTTTCATCATGTCCATTGCACCTTTAGAAGACTTTTGCTTTTCATCATACTCTTCTGGTTTAGTTGCACTCTTATAATGAGCTGCTCTATCACCTTCGTATAATGACATTAGTTTTTCTCTAAAAGACATTGTGCTCTCTTTAGCGAGTTTAGTGTGCGACACTAGCTTCGGAAAACTATGCTTAGGTTTACCTGTCTTAAATTTTCCAGCGTCTTTAGTTGTTCCAATAGCTGTCTGACTTAATGAATGAGCATCTTTAGCAGCTTTCTTATATTCTCCTTTACTATCATAAGAAGATAAATTACGAGCTTGTATATGAGCAGCATGTGCTTGTTTATGAATATCGATAGCGCGGCCGTGCATATCTTCGTCATCATAATTATGATTTCCATGATGAAATTCGGAATTATGACGCATAGCGTGGCTTTTATGAGCCTTTGCCATGTCATTATGATAACTAAAGCTTTCGTTAACTGATTCTTTTTGATCTGCAATTTTATTTGCTAAATCTTTTTTCATAGTGACCGGATGAGTCTTTCCACCAAAGCTGAAATTCTTCTTTCCGTCTTTTGCCGCTGCAGCTGCCGCGCCATGGAAGGCAGTTCTTTCATTTGCTGGAATATCTTCAGGTATATGATACTTGAAACTTTCTTCCATTTTTTTCTCCTTTACATCCATACGTGAGTTACGTAGGTTCCTATTGCTGCGGCAACAGCCACATATACAACTTTATTTATAATACTAACAGTCCTTGCGTTTTCATCACAAGTTTTCTGTATCTCGTCTAGTTTAACAGAGAGTTTATTCATACGATCTCTCATATTATCGTGGTCGTCTTGTAATGCTATTATCTTCTCCTCTGCTCTTGCTAAAGATATCATAGCATCTGCTAACTTATCTATTTTAGACTCTATCCTGTCGAGTCTTGTTTCATTTGTTTCTGTGGCCACTACCTTTTTCCTTGTCCTCTATATCGTTTTAAACTTCTTCTTTTATGTTTATTCATAGTGGAAGTAGTTGGCTTACGACCAATAGATGTACCATGTTTTATTGTTTCATGTTCTAAAACAGTTTTAAAAGCTTTTGCCATTACTCACTCTTCCAAATAGTCCAAACACCATAGGCAATTGCAATGCCTGCTGCAATCTTTGCGAGTGGTGATAAAAATAAAATCATAAGACCAAGAGCAATACAAACTGCTCCGTCCATACTTGTTCTTTCTTTAATTCTTTCGTTTATCCAACCTTTGACCATTACCATTTCTCCTTGTCTGCCCAATACGCAGCTGACATCTTTCCTTTAGCGATGTTCTTGCCATGACGAGCTTTAAATGATTTACGTTTTGCTTTCATTCTATCGGACTCTCCTTTCTTAGGAGCGCCTGCAGTTTCAGCACCTTGTTGACCAAATCGTATAGTCTTAACTTTATCACCTTGTTTAGCAACCACGATATGACTACTTGTAGGATGCCCGGGTGTTCGTTTAGCTTTATTAAATCCAGCAACTCCTGCTCTTTTTAGTCTAGGATCTTTTTCTTCTATAAACTTTTTAAATCTATCCAAACTCATGACCTGCAATCCTTTTCATTTGTTTATTAAATTCGGCTTGACCGGGTTTTGTTTTGTATAATTTTTTAGTAAGGCTACTATCTTTCTTACCTTTGATTCTATACTTAAATCCTTTTTCTTTATGTTCAGGATCTGTAGTCTTTACGAGTCTTCTCTTATATTGTGATTCATAAGACTCTGGACCTTTAGGTGCATCTGTAGCTTCCTTTTGACCGGGTGTTATTTTCTTCATAAGCTTTACAGATTCTGGTGTACCATAATCATATTTGTATTCTTTAACTTCTCTACCCTGTGCTTTATCTCTATAAGCTTTCTTAACTTTAGACACTTCTATTCTATCAACATCTTTTATTAATGAAGGTTGTTTAACAATCTTACGTAATTGTTGTTTAAGTTCACCGGGTGTTTTGGCTTTCATGTACATTGTTGGAAGACCATCGATCTCTACTTTAAAGTTTGTATCTTCTCTCCTTAAAGCACGTTTAGCAAGTGCCATTTTAGTATCATCAGCTTTTTTAAGTATTGTAATAGCATCAGCTTTCTTTTGCATGTCTCTAGCATCTTTACCCATAGTCCTAAACATTAATGGTTTCTTCTTAGTGCTTGGGCCTACTAAAGCTCTTCGTGTTTTAGCTTTAAACCTCTTCATCATAGACAGTTCGTTCTTTGGTTCGTTTCTATCGAGTTCTGGTTTTGTACCATTACGATTTAATTGCCCAAATAACTTTAATGCATTACCTGCAAGCTTAGCTTCTTGTGGTCCACGCTTAGCATCAAGATATGCAGCGATCGCCATGTCTCTTCTTTTCTTATCGCTCTTACCCTTAAACTGAGGAGCCTTAGACTTCTTAAAGTCTTTGATGTAAGAACCGATTCCGTCTTTTGGATCTAATGGCATTTACTTTTCTTTCTTGTATGTATGCTGACCATCAACATGATCGTCAGAATGTGTCATACCTTTTTTATGATAATTTAAATCGCCTAATCCTTTTTTATCATCAGAGTGATGAATTTGTAAAGCTTTATGTATTTGATGATCACTTCCATGAAAAGACATTGTGCTACCATCTTTATGATGCTTAACTGTAGCGCCTGTATTTTTATTAATATACTTTGCAAATTTTTTATTATCTGGACCATCACCCTCATCATAGCCATGTTTAATAGTCATAGACGCTTTATTTGTTTTACTATGTTCTTCATTCATTTGCTGTCTTAATTCAAAGAAATCTCTCATTTTTAGCTCCTATTTTGCGTTCATCGCCTTTGTCATTTGAGTGATGACTCTTTTCATATCACTCTTTGGAATTTGTATATGTTTACCTTTACCTCTTCCGTAATTGATTTGAAAGCTAGGTCCTTTTTTACCAGCAAATCTATCAATCTGAAAACCAGTTATGTCATCGGTATACATGTTAGTAGCTTCTTCTAAAGGTTGTGAATTTTCACGTACCTCTTCTATTGCTCTTCTTAAACTCATTTCATGCTCCTAACTTTTTTCTTAGTTCCAAAATCCTTTGTATCAGCTTTGGATATCATACCTTTGATACCTGCGCCAGGATCTGCTTTACCGTGGTAGCCATCAGCGTATCCGGGTGGAAGTTTTTTTACTTTGCCACCTTTCATTTTAAATGCTGCAATTGCTGCGTCATGTGCTTTCTTTTCAGCATCAGACATTGCTTCTTTTTTCATAAGTCTGTTTGTAGCTCTGTCTATACCGCGTACACGCATTGCAGCTTTTCTTTCAGGACTTTTCATATAATCTTGATCCGGACCGCCTAAACGACTTATTGCATCTTTATTACCTTGATCTTGTCCTTTATGATACATATCCCTTGCAGCCTTACCCATATAACTCTTTGCTAGATTTTTAGATATTTCTTTTACAGTAGCTTCTGCAGCAACTTTAGCAGGTTTCATTTTAGCTTTAGCTAATTCAATACCTTTGTTACGTTTTACTTGATTCTTATGTGCGTCATCTCTTGATATCTTACCTACGTCTGCTCGTACATGCTTTTTAGATTTATCAATATCAGCCTTTTTAATATATCTGTCTAATGCGCTTTTTGATATTTCTTTTACAGTAGCTTCATTTTGTTTTCTAAGAACTGCTGCAACCTGAGGATGTTTATCGATATCTTTGGAAATTTTATTCATAGCTTTAACCGCACCAGTCATATTACCTTTTTTATATCGAGGATCAGATGCAATACCGATAGCTTGCTTTACATGTTTAGGATCATGTGCTTCACCTACTGATTCTGTTTTCTTCTTACCTTTACCACTAAGATCAGAATCGGCACCGTAGTAAGTACCTTTACCTTTTCCAATGTATGAATTGACTCTTGCCATTCCCCATTGTTGCGGTGTAGTTCCCGGTCTGTGACCTGTTCTCCAAGCAGCCATGCCTCTATTGTATACCTTTTTAAGCGTTCCATAAGATATACCAGACTTAGCCGATTTCTTTTTGAGTCCTTCATTCTCAAGTAACTCATCAAAGGTTTTAAATTTAAGCATCTGCTTTACTCCTGTTTTTAATTTTTCTTACTTTTGCTCGATCTAACATTCTAGCATGTTTTATTTTATCGACCATTTTTTCTCTTTCAATTTTTTTCTTTGCGAACTCAACTGCATCTTCACCGTACATTCTTCTATATTTTAAAGTATGTTTACTTGGTTTAGTTTTTGCAGTTGCATCACCAGGTGCTTTTTTATAAGCAGCTGGATTGTCATCATCATATTTAGAATACTTTTTAAAATGTGCTAATCTTTTTTTCTTAGTTGATTTAGATAGTCCACCATAGTAAGGTGCAGGTTGTGTACCCGGTGCTTTCTTGACATCTGGGTCTTGCCTAACTTTTTTAGGTGCTTCTTTTTTCTTTTCTACTAGTTGAATATCAGTTAACCATTTTCTATAAGTCTTTCCATTAGATTCTACAATGACATAATTGCTTCCAAGATTGGTAACATTACCGAGTTCGTCACTGCCCACGAAAGCAACATTATCGCCAATATCAAACAGATTTCCTTTAACATATGCCTCTCTTTCTTCAGAGACTGGAGTAAAGTGTAATGTAGTTTTATATTCTTTTTGTTCTTTTAATCCCATTCCACGGCGTACTTCATTATATACTTTCTTAGCTTCATTATTCGAAACACTTCTAGGTAATCCTTGTGAGAATTGTGTAAAGTCTCCTTTACTCGCCAAACTTCTCATCTTTGATGCTGACATACCTGATACGTCATCTGCATCCGGATCACGGTCTCCAGCTGAAATTACATTTATTTTGTTAAACTTATAAAGTCCGTGTCTTCCTTTTACACCATTGTATTTTTCTAATAACTTTTTAAATTCATTAATCCTGTCTGAGCCAACAACCATATTGATATTCTTATATCCTTCTGAATACAATTTAGTTGCTGCATCAAATACATTCTTAACTTTCTTATCAAGCATTACACTTCTGGCATGCTTTGGAAAAAATTTACGGACTGTCTTAATTTTATAGTTATAGTTCAAAGGGTTTTTCTTGTTATCTGTAGATTGAGATAGATACACTCTATATGGGTTACTACCTGATTTTTTAGATAACTCATTCATTAACTTTTCATGACCTGATGTAGGTGGATTCATACGTCCAAACGTAAAGTATACGGTTTTGTCTTCTTCAATAAGAAATGATCTAAACGAATTTATCATTAACCTTTTTTCCTCTGTACTTCTTTCTTACGTACGTCCTTAAATAATCTTTTAGCTAGTCTTTTTATTCTCTGCTGTAGCGCCGGCTTTTCTAATCTCTTTTCGATTTCTTTCTTCCTAGCAAATGTCAATTCGCCTTTAGGTATACCACGTGTAAGTTTCTTTGCAATTTGTGCACGGGCTTGTCGATTTGATCTTTTTTCAAGAGTCTTTTTATTAGCCATCTTTCTCATAGCTCTTTGACGACCAATTTTAATTCTCGTCTTTAAACGCTTCATAAGTCTTGAGCGTTTCATTCTTTGTTGTAGGTTTAACGCTTCATCTACATCATTTGGCATCTCATCTGGCCAAGTAGCTTCAATACTTTCTTTTTTAATACCTCTGCCAAGAGCCGTGAGATTAATATCGAGACGACCATACTTTCCATACATAGAACCTGGTCCTCCCAGATCCTTTACAAATTGTTTAGCATTATTTTCATTTTTGAAATATGCTGTAATATCATCTTCTGGATATGCAACACCTTTATTTTTTTTCAAGCTTGAAAAAATAAGTTCTGATTGAGAATCATTAAGACGATCTAAATACTCATCATCAATCATAACATAAGCTTTATAGTCTTTATGACTAGCTCCTAGTTCATTATCAATTAGTCTTTTGTTTTTTCTCATTACTTTTACAATAGGTAACATTTTTTCATTAATTGACATG